GGCCAAGCAGGAGATACAGGCTGTGCAGGAGCTCTCAGAGCTGACGCTGCTGCTCGCAGCGCGAAGGTTTTTACTTACGGCGACGTGTTTGAGTATATCGTCGAGGCTGAGAACAAGTCAAAGGCGAGATACAAGGCTTTCAAGGATGCGAAGGCATCTGGAGATTTTGCAGCCTGCATGACCTTCGGGAAGTTCCTGAATCTGTATCGTCCGGATGTGGAGCCGATCTACGAAACTGACCTCTTGTGCAGCAGTTGCGGAACAAGAGTGCTTCACGAAAATGCTGCTGACTTTATCGAAGAAGGCTGGCGAAACTATGGCTCCGCTGCATACTGTCCGAAATGCGTTGGAATCCGCAAGAATATGCTGACTGATAAATACAGCATGGCTCTGTTCCTGCTGGAGGAGCTAAGCAAAAGGAGGTTTTGAAATGGATGAGCAATACATTCCCGCAAGCGCTCTTGCAATGGCAATCATCATGGTAAACGCTGCTGAACAATGCGATCAGGCTGGACAGTGGGACAGAGATCACCGGAGAGCGTGCAAGCATATTCTTGAATGGATCAACAGCAATGATTATAAAATCACATGCCAGAAAGCACACGCTCAAGCAGCTCGACCTGATGTCCGCGCAGTCTGGAGGCCGACAGCTCTGAAAGGCTATTACGAATGCACAAATTGCCGGTCAGAGAACACGACGAATCCGAAGCAGCCGTTTTGCTCTTTCTGCGGTGCACGAATGGACAGCGGCCCGCTTGATAATCTTCCGGAGGTGACGCAGGATGACAAACGGTGAACGTATCAAAAGAATGACTTATGACGACATCGCGGAATTTATCTTAAACGAAACAAACAGAGTGTTTCAATGCAATCACTGCTCGTATACCGGAATGATATGTGATAAGCGGATGAAATGCAAAAAGCATATCATCGAATGGCTTGAACAGGAGGCAAAGAAGAATGAAACATAAGTGCTATCAGTTTCTGGACGAGCTCGGAAAACTACTTGATAAATATAATATATCTGCGCTCGTTTCAGGAGAACACGGAAATCATCCGGTTGACTTCGTGTCAAACGGAATTAAACTCCGCATTGCAGGTTATCTGGACGGAAAGTTTGCAGAAGTCATAATTCTTAGGCCGGAATACACGCCGGAGGTGACGCAGGATGACGAACGCTGAACGCATCCGTCAGATGACGGACGAGGAGCTTGCGGAGTTCTTCTGCCAAATTTCCCAATGCTGCGGAAACGATGCAAGCTGTTCGATGTGTCCGATTTTTGAAGGATGCGCACAGAATGTTATGTGCGTGGAAAGGTGGCTCAAACAGGAGGTGAGCGAAGATGAGTAATTCACCGTGTTTCGGATGTACTGAGCGCCATGTTTCGTGTCATTCGGACTGCAAAAAATATGCAGAATGGGGCCATAAGTTCAACGCGCAGCGTGAAGCAATCCGGGCGGAAAAGCAGAAAAACAACCGGCTGCGGTCATATAGCATCGACTTAGCCGAGAAGATCAGGAGGGCAAAGTAATGAGCGATATGCTGACACAGCGAGAAGCTGAGAGAATGATTCTGAATCACTACGGGCAAGCCAAGCAGGAGATGCAGGCCGTCCAGGAGCTGACGGAAGTGATCCTGCTGCTGACAGCTCGGCCGGATCAGCGCAATGACGATTACAAGGCAAAGCTCGCCGAGGAGATTGCGGACGCAATCGTGATGATCGAGCAGGTCAAGATGATGCATTGCATCTCTGATGATGACATCACGGAGAATATCGTGTACAAGCTCCGCAGGACGCTCGACCGCATCGACAAGGAGTTACAGCATGAGCGCGAAAATCTACAAGCCGGTTAAGCCGCATCCGATCACATGCAAACGCTGCGGCGGCACGTTTATGGGCAAATACTGCCAGAAGTATTGCCCTGACTGCATCAGGTCAGGAGGTTGGCTGCTGCGCGTGTACGGCCGCAATCGCAAGGAGTGCATTGAATGAGCGAGGACGAGCTGAGAGAACGCCTGCAAAATACCGATGCGTTTCGCGGACTTATGGAAGCAGTCAAGCGGCTCGGAGAAGCGGCTCGGGAATCTCTTGAAACATTTGCAGAAATTGTGCGAGAGCAGATCATGCCGATTGCAGGAGCAGCGTTTGATCTTATCAGAGAATTGCTTGACGCTGTCGATGAGGCATCGGAAAAGACAATCCCGCCGCGCAGCCTTGTGAGATGCATCGGAAGCAGACCTGAAACGAGAAGAAAGGCAACGTCCTGCTGCTATCACCGCAGCGGATGCCGGCACAAGTAAGGAGTGATACAGTGAAGCCACAGGATGCAAAGCGATATTTGCTAAAATACCGTGAATCTGTCGAAAAAGCCACCGAAATATCATCAAATCTTGCGGATTTGAAAGCAGAAGCGGAAAGCCTGAAAGGCCATGAAGGCCAGCGAGTCGGCCTCGATGCTGCTGTTGCAAAGTATGTGGACGCCTGCAAGGATGCCGAGCAGGAGCTCGACAAGCTCGCAGCGATTCGCAAGGACATCCTGACGGTGATCAACGCGGTCGAGAATCAGAAGCTGCATTCCGTCCTCTGGCGGAGGTACATCAACGGGCTCAACCTGACACAGGTCGCCGTGAGCATGAGCTATGAATACAGGCAGATCACTCGGCTGCACGGTCAGGCACTGCTGGCAGTTTGCGAAATTGTAAAAAAAGATGTCCTTGAATGTCCTAGTTGATCTATGATATGATTAAGCTGAGAAAAGCGACGGAGACAGAGCGGCAAGACCGCCAATGCTTTTCCGGCGGTGTGCTTACACATTCCTTTACGCACCGCCCTTTTACCTCTCCGTCTGAAATTCATGCCGAAAAGCGTCCGGAAATCCCCGGGCGCTTTTCGTTTGAGGTGCTTATGTTTACACCGGATGAAATCAGAGCGCTCATAGCAGCCGGAAAGGTTGAGGAGTTCTACAACGACAGAACGTGGAGAAATCTGTCAAAGGATATTATCAAGGAGAACCACAGCGAGTGCATGATGTGCAAAGCTCAGAAAGTTCTGACGCCTGCGACAACAGTGCATCATGTCAAGCATCTCAAAGAGTTTCCGGAGCTTGCTTACAGTCGCACATACATCGAAGAAGATGGCACAGAACAGCCGCAACTCGTTCCTTTGTGCCATGAATGCCACGAGAAAGCACACAAGCGCGGCATCTATGCAGAGAAAAAAGGCTATATGAACGACGAAAAATGGTAGCCCCGGCCGAAAAAATCGCGTTTTTTCCTGCCGAACGTACAACGGTGGCGCCCTCGACAAAACAAAGTTCTCGCGCGCACATGCGAAAAATCGTCGAAAGGAGTGAACAGCATGACACAGAAAGCAGTTGAGCAGTCGCTTGTCGATCAGCTCAGGGCAAACGGCGCAGATATCCACGTGTTCCGCGGACTGATCAGCGACTACATGTCAATGTACAAGGTTTCCGAAGCGCTGAAACGTGACATCCGCAAGCGCGGCGCGATCATCGAAGCGGTCACGGCGCGCGGCATCGAGATGAACGTCCCGAATCCGTCAATCAAGGAGCTGCGCGACACAAACAAATCAATGCTGGCAATCCTGAAGCAGCTCGGGCTCAGCGTTGACACCGTCCAGGCGGTGGACGATGACCGGCTGTAAAGAAATCGACGAATACATTGCAATCGTGCGCAGCTGGGAATATCCGGTCTGCGAGTTTCAGCTGAAGCTCTGCGATCTTGTCGAGCGAGCATTCGCAACGGAAGAGCTGACGGTCAACGCCGAGCAGCTGGCGGAGTATTTAAGCTATCAGAAATACTTTCCGTTTGGCCTGTTCCCCTGGGAGCGCTTCGTCTTCGCGCTGCATAACTGTGTGTATCGCTCAGACGGTCAGCTCAGATGGCCGATCGCGTTTATCTATGTCGGACGCGGAGCCGGCAAGAACGGATATCTAGGATTTGAGGACTTTTGTCTCCTCACTGAGACAAACGGCGTCCCGGAGTATCACATTGACATTTTCGCAACGTCTGAGGATCAGGCAAAGCAGTCTTTCACCGACGTCCGCAATGTTCTGGAGAGCAATGAGCAGAAAATGCGGCGGCATTTCAAGTGGACGCAGGAACTGATCACCTGCACAGACACCGGATCGGAGTTCCGTTTCCGGACATCCAGAGCGCAAACGAAGGACGGTGCGCGGCCTGGCAAGGTCGATTTTGACGAGATCCACGCTTATGAGGATTACAAGCTGATCACCGTTGCGTCAACCGGCCTCGGAAAAAAGAAGTTTCCGCGTCAGACGTGGATCACAACGGACGGCGATGTCCGAGGTGGTCCGCTTGACGATAAGTTTGAGCAGTCCGAAGCGATCCTCAACGGCGAAGAGCCTGACAATGGAATGCTTTGCTTTATCTGCCGGCTCGATTCTGACGAGGAAGTTCATGACGAGCGCATGTGGCACAAAGCAAACCCGTCACTCCGCTACAATCCGACACTGCTGGAGCAAATGCGGAGCGAATATGCCAACTACCGCCGGAATCCGGCGCAGAATACTGCGTTTATCACGAAGCGCATGAACCGTCCTCCGAAGATCCGCGAAAACGGAGTCGCCTCCTGGGATGACATCCTTGCGACAAACAAGACGATTCCGGAGGCTGATCTGGTCGAGCGGCCATGCGTTGCCGGCATTGACTTTGCAAAAACGACGGACTTCGTCGGTGCTGGCTTGCTTTGGCGCGTCGGAAAGCAAGACGTCTGGATCTCTCACACATGGATCTGCACAAACTGTCCGGATCTGCATCGGATAAAGGCGCCGCTGCGCGAATGGGAGGCCCGCGGGCTCGTCACGTTTGTGGATGCGCCTGAGATTCCGGCAGAATTACCGGTGACATGGCTTGTAAATGAAGCCGCCAGGCTCCGCGCTCAGATCCTTTGCGTCGGCCTGGATGATTACCGCTTTGCACTGATGCGCAGAGCGCTGGAAGACTTTCACTTCTCGGCGGACAAGGATCACAGGACAATCTTCCTGCTCCGTCCGCGCGATGAGATGCGGCGCGTACCGGTGATCACCAGCGGATTTGCCGGTCATCGGTTCATATGGGGCGATTCCCCTCCGATGCGCTGGGCAGCGAACAACAGCAAGACAATAACATCCGCTGCCGGTAACATAACCTATGGAAAAATAGAGCCAAAGAGCAGAAAAACGGATACATTCAAGGCGTTTGTTGCCGCTGAATGCGTTTCCGATGTGCTCGATGCTTATGCCGATATCACGCCGCAGGAAGAGCTTCCGCTCGGCGTGTGGACATTCTGACGAGAGGAGGGATTCCAACGGGAAGGATTATCGACTGGCTAAGCGGCATTTTTAAGCCGCCGAAGGCCGGTGTTTATGACGTCAGCAGCTATCGAGCTGAAGCTGTCGAAGAACAGGCCGCTCTTGATGCGTTTGCGCTCTTCACTGCCGTGCATCTGATCGCCGGGCTGATTTCCGGATGCGAATTCCGCGTTTACAACAACGGAAAGGAAGCGCACGGCGCAGAATGGGCCGCATTGAACGTCAAGCCGAACAAGAATCAGAATTCTGCGGCCTGGAAGCGTGAGCTCGTTTCTCGCCTGCTGCTTGTCGGCGAGGCTCTGTGCATCGAGCTTCCGGACAGTCAGCGAATCATTGCTGAAACATTCAACCGCACAGAGGACACGCTGAAAGGCGACGTCTTTTCGGGTATCCATCGCGGTGATGCATTGATTTCAAGGCAGTACCGGATCACTGAGGTGCTGTTCCTCCAGTCCCCTGTCAATGCGCGTGCTGCATGGCTTCAGCAAATCATGGTTCAATACGAAAAGCTGATGGATTCCGCTGCTGCGCGGTTCAAAAAAGCAGGCGGAGAAAAGGGAATCTTGAAGGTTTCCGCTGTCGAAAGAGGCCGGCAGGACTTCAAGGAACAGTTTGCAAGGATGCAAAATGAGTATTTCAAAAGCTATTTTGAGAACGCAAATGCAGTCCTGCCGCTGTTTGAAGGCTACGAATGGACGCCGCAAAGCTCCGGCGGCGGATCCGGCACATATACAAACGATCTGACGAGCTTGAAAACGCTTGCGGATGAGGCTATCAGCCGAGCCGCGCAGGTTTTCGGCATCCCGCCGAGCTACATCCGCGGCGATGCCGCCGGAATTAAAGACTCACAGTCCGCGATGATGACAAACTGCATCAAGCCGCTTGCGGAAATGCTTTCGCAGGAGCTGACCGGAAAACTATTCACGCCGCAGGAGATCGCTGCCGGAAGCTGCATCATGGTCGATACCAGCAGCATTCTGCATCACGATGTACTTTCCAATTCGGAAGGAATTGACAAGCTGATCGGTGCAGGATGGACGATCAACGAGGTGTTCAAGGCGATCGGCCAGCACAAAACGGATGATCCGGGCGCTGATGTCCGATTTATCACAAAGAATTACGGCACGATTGCCGAAGCTCTGAAAGGAGGTGAGGAGGATGCAGGAATGGCGGAGTGAGTATTTCCCGCAAAATGACACCATTGAGCTGAGGCTTTACAACACAATCGAGAGCGACAGCTGGTGGGAAGAGTCCGAAACGTCTGCAAAGCACATTGCTGACATGCTCGCAGAGAATCCGAATGCTGCGGAGATCAAGATCTACATTAACAGCCTCGGCGGCTCTGTCCTGGAAGGCGTTGCGATCTACAATCAGCTGAAACGGCACAAGGCGCACAAGACTGTATACGTTGACGGCTTTGCGTGCTCGATCGCGTCTGTCATCGCTATGGCAGGCGACACCGTGATCATGCCGAAAAGCAGCGTGATGATGATTCACAATGCCTGGACGATCGTTCTCGGCAATTCGGAACAGCTCCGGAAGGCTGCCGACGATCTGGACGTCATCAATCAGGCGAGCATACAGGCATATCTTGACAGAGCAGGCGACAAACTGACGCCGGAGAAGCTCAAAGAGATGCTTGATGCGGAAACCTACCTCACCGCAGAGCAGTGCATCGAATACGGCCTCGCTGATGCTTACAGCGACGGAACGGATGCAGATCCGCAGGAAGACAGTCAGGCAAGCGCGCCGGCTGTCGGGAAGATCGCACAGAATGCGATTAAAGACGAGATGCAGCGCCGGCACGATTGTGCAATGGCTGTCATCGCAAAGTATTTCTGAACCTGAGAAGGAGGAAAACATGAAGAATCAGGATAAGATCAAGCAGAAAAAGGATGAGCTGCGCAACAATCTTGCCGAAGCGATCCGCGCAAACGATGAGGCGCAGATCGGCGCAGCAATGGACGAATGGATGCAGTTCGTGTCTGAAACCGTTATGGCTGAGGCAAACGGTCTGATCGACGCGACTGACCGCACCGTGCTTGCAGCGCGCGGCATCCGCCAGCTGACGAGCGAGGAAACAAAGTTCTACGAGAGCGTTATCACCGCGGCCCGTCAGGATCCGCAGACCGTGATCACCAACATCACGAGCGCACTCCCGCAGACCGTCATTGATTCCGTCATGGACGACATGAGGGCTGCATATCCGCTGCTGGACATGATCGACTTCGTCAACACCGGCGCTGCGATCAAGTGGGTGCTGAATGCACAGGGTTCGCAGGCAGCGACCTGGAACGAGCTCAACTCCGAAATCACAAAGGACCTCGCAGGCTCGCTGTCCGTTGTCGATCTGACACAGTGCAAGCTGAGTGCGTTTATGTATGCAACGGAAGACATGCTCGCGCTCGGCCCGCAGTGGGTTGACCGCTATGTTCGTGCGCTCCTCGCCGATGCACTCGCAGCCGGCCTGGAAACCGGCATTGTCGATGGTAACGGAAACAAGTGTCCGATCGGTATGACCAGAGCGTTCACCGGATCTTATGATCAGACGAATGGCTTTGATCGGAAGTCTGCGACCTCTGTCGTGACGCTGGATCCGACGACATACGGCGGCCTGCTCGCAACACTTGCGACTGACGGCAACACCGGCAAATCTCGTCCGGTGCAGCGCGCGATCCTGATCGTCAATCCGGCGGACTTTTTCACGAAGGTTATGCCCGCAACGACAGTCCTGACTCCGCTCGGCACTTATGTCGGCGGTGTTCTT